ATCAAGAGCGGGACCAACTCACCCAACCGGGTTGGAAGTTTATCCTTTTGTTCCGCTAATACTAGGCTAGAGCCCAAGGCAATGGCTCCAGCCAGCGGATTTACAAAAGTCGCTGCAGCAACCCCAGCAACGATTCCCCAAGGTACACCTTTGTCGAATGATTCAGGTGACTCAAGGAGTTTCTGCCGGAGGTTCCGCAACAATGCCAACCTCTCAAGGGCAGCTTCGTATAAAGGTTGAAGCTCCCTTGGATGGAGGTGTTGTACTCGGGCCCAAAGAGCCTTGTTATCAGTAAAGGCCAACATGGGTGCGTTCAGGGCTTCCACCGCTTCACCAATCACGGTGATCATACGGTTAAATTCCCTTTCTGGGTTAGGACCTAACTTGGCAATAAACCAAGCATGATACTTTCCCAGCCGCTCTTCTATTGAGTCCTTACTGTAAACTAAGGATTCGAGTCCTTTCAAACCCTCCCTAGTATCAGGAAGATCCTCTTTCTGGTTTTCAGAAGGAGAACCCATCATCCACGGCAGGGGAAACCCTGGTGGAGTGTTGAGTGCTCTTTCCTTACCAATTCTCATCAAGTCAGTAAACTTGATTCTCTGGTTGATAAGGCCAGAGAATTTGTTCAAGTCAACTCTCTTGATGTCAACTGGTTCCAGAAAGCGGTGTATCCTCTCCCCAATGAGAGCTAGAAAACCAGCCCTCAGAGATCGAACATTACGTCGACCCCAGGACAACCTCGTCGAGATCTTCTCTCGAGTTAGTTCACCAAAACCACCCATATCTTTGGGTAAAGGCATGAGGGCTTCGATTAAAGGATACACCTTACGGTCGGCAAGTGGGACATACTTTATCTTCTGGTTGTCATAGTCAACCGTGACTAGACCCCTCTCAATGTACTGAGAAACAACATTGAGAGAGAGAGATGTGATAATTCTCCATTTTAACGGAGTAACATCACGTCCCTTCCAGTATACCTTACCAGCGAATTCACCCAGAGTAGAAGAAGAGAACGTTTTCTTCTCCGAAATCGGGACGCCAAGAGATAATATCAATTGGCGATATTCACTGGCTACCTCATCATTGGTAATGACTACGTCATCACCAAGGACCCGGTAGTTTTCTAAGGAGTCAAGTCCCAACTTGGCACAAATTACATGAAGGAGAACATTGTGGGTAAGAGCAAATAAAGCAAAAGATGGGTATAGTCCCATCGGTTGCCCTTTTCCATAACGATGGGTCACTTGATCATCCTTGTGGAGAGGGTGTTTAAACCCTACAAACTCCATAAGGTCAAGTGCCCATGATGGTAAACCACAAAGTTCGCCAACATACCTCTGGAGGAAGAAGGGGAAGTTATCTGTCGCCGAGGTCAAGTCTATCGAATGAATGACTTTTCCTGACTTCAGGGCTTCCACTACAAACAACCTACCATTCTCTTGGTTAAAAGTACAATCTGTACCTAACCGAAGCAATTCCCTTTGAAGG